AAAACAAGCTCAGGATCTAGCGGGCTCAGTTACAAAAACGACAAAAATGCCAAGTGATAGCTATTCATTACCGGCTCAAGCATGCATTACAGGGTCAAAGCTAGTTAACGTAAAGGGTTCAGTATGCGAAGGATGCTACGCTTTAAAAGGTAATTACGTGCGATATGCTAACAAAATACAACCGGCTCAGTATAAACGATTAGAATCTATCACTAGCCCGTACTGGGTTGAGGCCATGATTAAACTTATTGGCGCTAAGCCCTTTTTCCGCTGGCATGATTCAGGTGACTTACAATCCGTAGACCACCTAGCAAAAATAGCTACCATTGCGCGCCACCTAGTAAATACCACGTTCTGGCTACCCACACGAGAATATGACATCGTAAAAGACTATCTTAAAACCGAGTCAATCCCGGTTAACTTAGTTATACGACTTTCAGCCATGATGATCGATCAGCCCGCTAAGTTACCAAAATCATTACGCGGTCAAGCTAATATCTTAACCTCTACGGTACACGCTAAGAAGGAACTAGACGGGTTTAAATGCCTAGCACCTAGCCAAGATAATAAATGTGGTTCATGCCGGGCTTGCTGGGATAATACAGTCACAAATGTGTCATACACCGCCCACTAAGTTAAACCGAGTACTACCTAGCCAAGCCCTCTCAGGAGGGCTTTTTGCTTTTTATTTAGTTGACCAAATTAGTCAGGTATTTATTTTAGGGGGGATCGACCAACGAGGGGTAGGGAACAGGTATCAAAGCCATGCGTTCATTTCGTTTTGCGTGGCTAGACCAAGTTTTAATTTGTTGCCACTCGGTTTTGTGCGTAAGTGCTTGATTTTACTAGGTTGTTTACTCGGTTGTTGCCACTTTTAACCCATTTGTTGCCACTTTTTTTGCGTAAGTGCTTGATTTTATTCATTTGTTGCCATGTTGCCACTCAAAAAACAGGACATGGGGGGTAAAACTTGGGAAACTTGGTAGGACTTCGTGCCTCTGCGCAAGTGTATTTTCCAACCCGTTCACTATGCAAAAAGAGTGGCAACATGGCAACATGCTTAAAGATTAAGCAATAATAATAATAATAATAAAAAATATTTATATATATAACAACAACTTAGCTCACATTCGCTTTTTCATTTTCCTAGTTTTTCGTAGCCATTTGTAAAGCGACCAAGTGGCAACAATGGCAACATCAATATAATCAAGGACTTACAACACAAAACAGGGTAAAACCTAAAAATGAGTGGCAACAAATCAGTATGAACGAAGAAAATACTAAGAATCAAACAAGGTCGCCAAGAAAACCCTATTAAAACAAATAGTAAAATAATACTTGACATAAGAAACAAAGAAGAGGATAGTAAACACATCGCAGGACACAAAGCGATACAACAATAACCCTAAAAGGAGTAAGGAAATGACAAAGGTTCAATTAGTAGGCATCAGCAACATGGGCAACAACATAAACGCAGTAGTGCATATCAACAACAACGAGGGTCTATTGAACTTCAAAATAGACGATTTAAGCCAAGAATCACAGGACAAGATTCTAGCAATACTAACAGACTACTTCGATGGTCTAGGCATGACTGAGTTAACTAACAAATTGACGGAGGTATAAGATGAAAACATTTAAAGTAAGCATACCAAGACAAATTACCTTTACCGAGTGCGAAGTGTTTTATGTCCAAGCAGAGACAGAACAAGACGCTATAAACCAAGTCCACGAGTCCAACGAGATTGGTGAATTTGAAGACCAAGGCGACTATGAGACAAGGGAAGTTTATGATACAGAGGCAGAAGAAGTTAAACAATTAACAACGGAGGCATAACATGAACAAAACATACGAAGTTAAAACAATTAAAAAGAATGAGGTTTACACAATAACTTTGTTCGATAATGGGGACGAGATAACCCATGTAAATATTAATGAGAACGAAATGGTATCTTTATGCGAGGCATATGAGGTCAACGGAATTACTAAAAGGGAGGCAATATGACTTTCACCGTAGAAGGCGAGGCACTACAAGCAAAAGCAGAAATATATGTAGAAGAGAACGGACTACAAGCAGACCTATCGGACATCAGTGAAGACATGTATGAGGAAATATTAAAGATGTTTGAAGATAAGTTGATGGAGTTTGGCATAGAAAGAAAAGGGTATTTTGATAATTGGAAACTAACCTGTGATGTATCTTTTAAGGAGGAAACAATATGAGCAACACACTAGACTTTTTTGCAGAGATAGACCGAATCACACGAGAACTATACAAGGATAACAAAGACGACTACAAAGCCATACCACTAGGCAATTACTCAGTATGGGTAGGTGGTATCGAGATGGGTGGGTATTTAACCTATCAAGACGCAGTAGCACTACGGAACGAATACTTAGAAGATGGGTATGACGATGTTGAGATTGATACTTACGAGGAGGGCGTGTAATGGACTCAACGACAAAGACAAACGCTGAAAAGATGCAACAATACTTTAAATATAATTACTATCAATGGGCAACACCACGCACAGAACTCGAGGCAATGCGCTTTGCGCTAGTCAAAGCATGGAGGAAACAATCAAGTGATGTTAAACAAACCGAGGAGGCAGTATGAAAAAATACAAAGTGACAGGGACAGAAACAATATATTACGAGAAGATTGTCGAGGCAGAGAACGAGGACGAGGCATACAACACCTATGTAGAAACGCTATGCGACGAAGACATTGTAGACTCTTGCAATATTGAGGTTGATGACATTGTGGAGGTTAAAGAAGATGAGTAGAGCCAATCAGATATTTAAAAATGTATTAGAGGCAATGCAAGAGGCAGATGAGATTGAGGGAGTAGAAGACGCTAATGAATACTTAACCCTCATGGACAACATCAGATATGAGGCAGTTAAACGCTATAACAATTGTGCTGACCACATGGCGTGGACGGCAGAAAGATTTGAACCTGCAACGGAGGAGTATGAGAATGAATAATATCTATGTAAACGAGGCAACAGGCAAGAAGATCAAAGTTTATCAAGTGACAGATGTTCATGTATGGGACGATGAAATAGACTTTAGAGATACGGCAGAGGGTGTGGCTCAATGGTGTATGGAAAATCTTGAAAGCGTTGATTTGGAAGATGATGAGAAGTGTGAGTATTGTGGAGGTGATTGTCCACATCTTGAGAATGAAGATGAAGATACTAAAGAAGAACATCAATGTGACGAATATTATGATGATGATAAAGGATACTATTTAGATTTTAAAAAGTATTATCAAATTCAACAAGCTTACGCTGATGAAGATTGGATAGAAGTCATTACGCTAGAGGGTTGTAGGTATTGTAATTGGGATACAGAAGAACGATGGGTAGTTGAGGAGGCAGTATGAATAACAAAGACAACGAACTAAACCAATACGAACTAGATGAATTGCTTTTTGGTATAGAGCAAGAAGTGTATGACATGAATAGAGGGGAACTCGCCAAGTGGGCATTGAAAGGTATGAGAGATTATTACTTGTCAATGTCAAAAGCAGAGTTAATTGAGAGTGGTTGGGTATCAGAAGAGGAGGCAGTAGCATGAGTAAAGAACTAGACCTACAAGACAAGTATGAAGAAGAGTTTATAGAGTATATGTATTCCAATAGTGACTTCCATATTTACAACGGCGATTCATTACTACGCTATTTAGAAGACGGCACTTACTTTGATGAGTGGCTCAAAGAACATCACTATGACGAATGGAAAAAAGATAACGATGAGTGGAATGCAAGAATGCAAAGACGCATGAGAAGTAAGGAAGAAGAAAAAGAACTAGATGAGATAGATAAACAAATGAAATTTATGCACAAGGAGGCACAATGAAACTCATTAATGGCACAGAAGTAATAGACAATTTACCAAATGAAAAGGCGGGGGAACTAGCAGAGGCAATCTTCGACGATGTAGTATTCTTATTAGATTTAGAAGAGAAGTGTATTGCAGAGAACGAGGACGGCACATATAACACAGAGTTAGGACAAGACTTATTTAATTGTATTTATGAACAATGCATGAACTACTTTGAAAGGGAAATGAACCAACAAGAAGACTTTACAACAACAGAACCACAAGGTAAAGTATACGACCCACCAATGACAGACACAGAGCAATACTTATTAAACAAAGAAAGAGAAGAGGAACATAAGAGTTATGACTACTAAGAAAGAAAAGCAATACATAGTAGAGCAAGTAGTAGTGACAGGGTATGTAGTGCATGGTAATGGTAGGAAGACACCATTTTCGTTTAACAAGCACGATTTAAAACCCGAAGATTTAGAAGGCATCTTTAACGGAGTAAGGAGGATTTTCCAATGAGTATTGACATGAGAACACCAAGCATGGCCGAGATGAGAACTTTTGTGGACGAGTATTTAAAAAGCAGATACCCAAAGTCACAATTTAATAACGAAGTGTTTGACGATGAAACGATTGCAGAGATGTATACCGAAGTGAACTCAAAATATTGGGAGGCATGATGACACTAGATGAAAAGCAAAAGCAGTTTGAAGAGGCGATCATTAACATGGCAGTCGTAGAACATCATAGGTATTGTATGACTTTTAAAAGAGCCAAGAGTGAGAAAGATGCAGAGATGTTTTATACAGCGTTAAAGATAGGTGTGCAACAAGGTATTAACTATGCAACCAAGCAATTCTTAGACCACAACAAAAAACTAGAGGAGAAAGTAAATGAAAACAAAACCAATATTTAAAGACTACGAAAGGGAAGTTTATATGAGTGAGTATGTCACCATACCGAAGGCAAGACTAAGACGCATGATTATTAGTGAAGTCGTAGGGTGGGGTATCAGTGTCTTTTTATTACTTGTCACTGTGTTGAGATAGGATTGAGTATGAATGAAACAAGCATTAACGATTTAACAAGAGCATTAGTATTAGGTGTCACAGAAGACAATGAAGAGATTGTCGCTGACATGATTGAGTTTGCCGAGAACATCGCACTAAGTATGACCGAGGAAGAAGTCAATACGGCTAAGGCACATGCTCAGAAATACTTAGATGATATTAATTTTAAACCCACCATACACTAGGAGAAAAGCATGACCAAGTTTAGCGTAGTAGTAGAAGTATCCATGGACGATACATATTTAAAACAAGTAGAGACATGGGGCGTAGAACCAAGTGATCACATCGCAACCATCATTGCTGAGCCAATGCGTGAGAAGGGTTTAGTCGTCAAGTGTTCGGTACTAGAAACAACCCATAGTCTATACGATAGACAGAAGAAACACGCAGATCATTTAGTTCAAGCTGATGCATACAATGACTTAGAAGACGAGATCATTGGCCGAGCATGTGTCGGAGGAAGATGCGAGGATTGAAACCCTACATTATCATGTATCACAAGATACGCATAAGGAAAGACTTTGAGCATATCAGTAAAGCGTATTGGTGGGCGAGATTTAAGTTAGGTATCAGCAAGTATGAGACAAAGAATTTAATGATTATAGGAGGCAAGAGAGCATGGGAAGAACACTAGAAGAAACGATAGAAGAACAATGTTACTTCGAAGATAGTGCATTAGAAGACGCAATAGCATACGCACAGAAAATAACAACAAACGCAGAAAAATTTAAAAAGGAGAATGATAATGGAACAGAAAGACGTGGTTGAATACAGCGATGCAGAGTTACGTGAGCATTGGGGAAACCTTGCAAGTAATTTTCTTGTAGGTAAAACCATACGCAGAACAAGATACTTAAATGATCGTGAACGAGAAGACATTGGTTGGAATAAGTCAGGTCTTGTGATTGAGTTTACAGATGGTCATTGGGTCATTGCAATGTGTGATGATGAAGGTAACGATGCCGGTAGTATATGGACATCAAGCCAGTCTGAGATTAATGTGATACCCACCATATGACACCGGAAGGCAAAGTAAAAAAGAAAGTTAAAAAGATATTAGATGATCTCAAGGCCTATCACTTTTCCCCTATGACTGCGGGATATGGTAGGTCAGGAGTGCCGGATATCATCGTATGTTATAAAGGACACTTCATAGGAATTGAATGTAAGAGTGGAAATAACGAACCTACGTTGTTGCAAAAACACAACATGAAATTGATCAATGACAATCAGGGCTTGGCTTTCGTGGTGAATGAGGGTAACATAGACGAATTGTTGGCCATTATGAAAGGATTATAATGACAAGATTAAAGAAGATTTTAAATAGTTATACAGGCAGTAAAAAAGTAAAACATACAGGCGCGGGAGATAACATCAACCATCCATCACACTACACTCAAGGCAAGATCGAGTGTATCGACGCTATTGAAGAGTCTACTAAAGGATTGTTAGGGATCGCTGCGGTTTGCGTAGCTAACGTCATTAAGTATATTTGGAGATACAAATTCAAAAACGGTACTGAGGACTTGAAGAAAGCCCGATGGTATCTAGATAAACTTATCGACCACGAAGAACAAACAAAGAACTGATACCTGTTCCTAGAGAAAAGGAGTACACATGCTAGATCAAGCATTGTTATGCCTCGCCACAACCATTTACATGGAGTCGGCGCACGAACCAAGAGAGGCTCAAATTGCAGTAGGATACGTATTAATGCGAAGAGCTGATTTTAATCATAAGAACGTATGCTATCAAATGAAGAGACCCGCGCAGTTTAGTTGGTATGGTTTAACCAAGCCACCTTCGGTGATCCGACAAGAATATAAAAACATAGCATACAGAGTGTTACATAGATTAGAAGTAGATTATAGTTACGGTGCAACACATTTTCATGACACGACTATACAAAAACCAAAATCATGGTATAGTTTAAGACCTGTGGTGAAATGGTCGCATTTAATATTTTATAAACGAAGCGAGATTAAATATGCAAGAAATCCCTAAACAACCATACGCATGGGCGATAGAAGAGTTTAATATACATGGCGATCTTGTATGGTCATCAATAACCCAATTTCGCCCTAAAGAATTATCGTGGATAAGAGATTTACCCACCAAGAAACACCACATAACAATTACACCTTTATTTAAAGACGAAGAAAAAATAGAGAAGATAACAGGCATTAAAAGTTATAAAGAATCAACCGCTAAAATGATAGAAGCATATGGAGGATTATAATGGATGCAATCGCATGGATAACCGCACTATATATAGCATTATGGGCAGGCGTATACGGTGACGATATTAAAAAAGATTTAGGAATAAATAAACCAACAGAACAAACGGAGAAAGTAAATGGCGACACAACAAGTACACAAAAGTAAACGACATGCGAACCCTCTTAAAACAAGAACGGGTAAAGATAGATTAAAAGCATTAGCACTAAAAGTATTATATGAAATGCTTGACAAGGTAACAGAGCCGGGAAAGAAACGTGCCAAGATAGCTAAAGAAATTGCGAGACGAGAAATCAAGTGATTGTATATCAAGTCAAAGGTTTATTTAGTTTAAGGAAGCGCGTCATTAAAATACGAGTATCAGATAAGAACAAAAGATTTTATGACAATTTTCATAAACGCAGAGGACAAAACTATTGGTGGAAGAACGTAGAATGATTCCATTTAGTTACGCAGTAGTGGACGATGAGGGTGAAGTTATACGCAAATATCGTTGGTCTGTCAAGGAAGCTAAATGGTTTACAGGAAAGAATCCTAATGCTAAAGTAATTAAACTAATCGTAGAGAAACCTAAACCTTTTGATACGAATGATTATGAGGAATGTTTATTTTAATGGCTAAAGGCAAAGTATATAGTTATAGTTACGATCAGCAACAAGCAGACAGAATTATGAATTACATAAGAATGTATCCTAATTGTATTAGAAGAGATATAGTAAAAGATTGCATCACGAATGAACATAGGTTAAAGTATTTAGCGCAACAGGGTTTAATTAAATTACCTGACCCTATGCCAAGAGGATTAAGAAACGGATTGAAATTCCGCAAACAAAATGAGAAACAAACACAGACATAATTCATTAAATGTACGAGCGTGGAATGGAGAACCTTCTTTGGACGACGATATAGATGTAGCAAACGAATATGCACAAAAGGTAGTGGACGTTGCAATAGCTAATGCTCATGCGCATGCAGAAACACCTACGAATGATACAGGAGAATGCATATGGTGTAGTAATCCTGTAAAAGATACAAGACGATGGTGTTCAATAGAATGCCGAGATGAATCTGAAAGACACAATAAATAAGTTTATGGGCGAAAGCACTTTTTATATATTAAAATTCTTAGACGGTATTTTGTTATTATAAACCGCGAGTAACCCACCAATTTCTACTCACAATGCAAGTGGGCGACTTCACTCCTCGAAGTCGGATTATAGGACGGCACACTACCTGTCGTTTGCATAAGGTAGTATTTTTTATAATTTGAGAGACACTATGCAACTAGTTACACTAGATTTTGAGACCTACTACGATGTAGGTTTTAGTTTATCCGGCATTACTACAGAGGAATATATTCGTGATGAAAGATTTCAAGTTATTGGTGTTGGTATTAAAATCGATGCTGGCGCGACTAAGTGGGTTACAGGGTCGCACCAAAAAATCCAAGAAGAACTTAACAAGATTAACTGGGAAGAAACGGCGTTACTTTGTCATAACACTCAGTTTGACGGGGGCATTCTTGCTTTTCGTTTTAATGTCATACCGAGTTTCTATCTTGACACACTTAGCATGGCAAGGGCAATCCATGGCGTCGATGCCGGAGGAAGTCTTGCTGCGTTAGTCGAGCGATACGAATTAGGAGCTAAAGGCACTGAAGTTATTCAAGCTAAAGGTAAACGCCTAGAACATTTTAGTGAAGAAGATCTATTGCAATATGGAAACTATTGTATCAACGATGTCGAATTAACTTATAAACTTTTCCAAATCCTTGCGCAAGATTATCCTGAAAACGAAAGCAAACTAATTGACATGACGTTACGCATGTATACCGAGCCTATCTTGGAAGTCGACGATGCGTTACTACAAACAAGATTAGACGAAGTCAGAGAAGAAAAAGGATTGATGTTACAAGGTTTAATGAAGCGATTAGAATGTGATACAGAAGAATGTGTCAGAGGAAAGCTAGCATCTAATAAACAATTTGCAGACATTCTTACCGAGTTAAACGTAGAAGTACCTATGAAGACAAGTCCTGCAACAGGAAACCCTACGTTTGCTTTAGCTAAAAATGATAGTGGCTTTATTGAACTGACTGAACACGAAGATGCATTCATTCAAGAACTTTGTCGCGTGCGGTTGGGTACTAAAAGTACCATAGAAGAATCTCGTATTGAAAGGTTCATTGGTATTGGATCACGCAATAAAGGTAAACTACCTATCCCGCTTAAATACTATGGCGCGCATACAGGTCGATGGGCAGGCGCTGATAAAGTGAACTTCCAGAACTTACCGGCACGAGACAAGAAAAAGAAAGCATTAAAGAACGCAGTCATCGCACCGGAAGGGTATCAAGTTATTAATTGTGATTCTTCTCAGATTGAAGCGCGTGTTCTTGTATGGTTAGCAGGACAAGAAGATGTTGTGCAATGGTACAAAGAAGGACGAGATGTATATTCAGAATTCGCTTCTAAAGTATATAAACGACCTATCACTAAAGACGATAAGATTGAACGTGCTGTAGGCAAGACTTGTATTTTAGGACTAGGTTATGGTACAGGCGCTATTAAATTACAACAGACATTGAAAATGCAAGCGGGCGTAATAGTAGATCAAAAGAAAGCACAAGATTTCGTAGACATTTATCGCGAGGTCAATGATAAAGTTATTGATCTATGGAAGGAGTGCGAAAAAGCTCTAAAAGATATTGCA